GGTGTTTTAGGGTTAGGTATGCTTATACTTAAGGGTTATGACTGGATTGAGAATATAATAGAGAAGCAGAGAGAAGAGGATGAGAAGTAGGAGAAAGGTTAAGAAGGAGGCTAAGAAAATAATTAAAGCTTTAAATCAAGCTCCAACTACAAATGAGGAGAAGATAGATAAATTTATAAAGATTTTTTATACTTCCAAACCTACTGCAGCTAATGGGATGAGAGCATACTTGATGTACATGGTTTAAAGATGAAGAGTAAATATTATAATAAACAAAACACAAAATAATGGAAGATACTACTTTTATTGACAGATTGAAAGTGGAGGTAGCGGAGCTACAAGATAAAGCCTCTAAGTTGAGAACTTTTATAGGTTCGGATGCATTTAAGAATGTAGCTCATATACAAAAAAGATTACTATCTATGCAGCTGTCTACGATGCATGCGTATATAGGAATACTAGAACTTAGATTAGAGGATTTAGAAGAAAATAATACTAAAACAAACTAAAACAATGGAAAAAGATTATACTAAAATACCGGTTACACTTAATGTAACCCTGAATGATGCGGTTATACTTGCACAGTTAGCTGCTAAGCTCCCGATAGAACAAGGTTTACCTCTATTTGAGTACCTGAAACAAGTTCTAGAACCGATTATTACTGAGCTACAAAAACAAGAACAAAATGAAAATAAGGTTGAAGATGACCAAAATACAGACCCTGCTTAAATTGTTTGGATTCTATAATTTTATTCAACCGTCTACTAGTAACGTATTAACTACCACTGAAATGAAGTTATTGGCAGTGTTCTGCGATCTACCCGAGAAATATAAATATGCTAGGTTCTCGCTACATGCAAAGAAGAAAGCAGCTCAGATTTATGCTGAGTTATTTGGGGAAACACTGTCAGGGGTTAATCTTAATAACAAGATTTACTGCTTATTAGAGAAAGGGTTTCTGTATAGAGATGAGGATAAAGTTATATATCTTAAGCCGTTTTTGCAATCTGCACTTGATGAGCTTAATACGTCTAAGACTATGGAGTTAACTGTAACACTAGATGTCCAAGATAGTTAGTTTACATGAGGTAATAAAGCAAGCATCTACTGATCTTAAATATGATCATGAGTTTCTACAACGAATAGCACTTCACCAGTTTTCGTATATTAAGGAGTTTCAAAAGAATCCCACATCTGCTAGGTTACACTTGTCTAAATTTGGGATGTTTGTTATACCTAGGTGGAAGTTTTATGAAACGCTGATTTCGAAGGTGATACCGGCTTGTAGGTTAGATAGGTCACAGCAGATGTTTGATATATTAAATAAGTTCTTGAAACTTAGGTTTACGATTAATGCGTATTATAGGTATCAAGAATATAAAAAAAGAACGCAAGATGGATTATATGAAAGAACTACGACCAAAGTTGGAAACATTAACGATGATTGGGATATTTCTGGAGAAGGTTCCGATGACAACGATGTCACCTCAAGTTCAAGAGAAATTTAATGATCTTATTACGAAATCGATAGATAATATTGATTCTCTAATGGATAAGATGCATAGGCAAAATAACGTGTCAGACGATTTTTCTGACGAAATAAGATTTGATTAACTATGAAATTACTACATAATTATGTACTGATTCAACTTACACCTTTTCAGGGTGAGACTGTTACTGAATCTGGAATTATAATTCCAAAGACAACTCCACAAGAAACTGATGGAGGTAGAGTGGTGTCTGTTATAGATGAGAATGCTAAGTATCAACCTGTTGGTGAAGTGCTAGCTGTGTCTGATAAAACTATGGCTGAGATACCAGAGTTAAAACCAGGGGTAAGAGTTAGGGTATCTAGAGCTGCTATGAATGTAAATCAGCAGTATTATGCAGATACTACTACGCCTGTACAAGAATGGGAAGGGATGATATTAATTCCATCTGGATTGATAGAGTCTGTATTTGATCAAGAATAAAAATTAAAACACCACTAATGAATAAGAATACGAAACTACGTAAAGAATCTCCTTCTCTAAAAGAGAAAGTAGAGACAATTGCAAATAATTCTACTACAATGGATAAAAGCCAGATGAAAGCTACAGCACGTCAACAAGATACTGTATGGCTTGAGAATCAGATTAAGCAGTATGAGTTGTCAGAGTATAATACTAAACAACTTCTAGCTAAGACTGCACCATTGTTTAAGATTGATAATCAAGGAAAGTTTATTAAACCATCTTTTGTGTCTACTATGATTAATTGGAAACTAATTCTAGATATCCTTTTGGAGTTGCTATATAAATATATACAGGCTAATAAGACTGATAAAATGCTATGGGATTCTCACAAAAAGTAAAGGATATTTATTCCGGATACACTAATTATTTAAAAGCTGATGAGTTACCTGAATACATTAAAGAACAAGTTCTGTACAGGATGGAGTTATGCAAAGACTGCGCTTCTAAGCCCTTTTGCCCTTATTGTGGCTGCGTTTCTCCTGTACTTTTCTTTTCTGCTACTAAGACTGACAAACTAGGAAAATGGGGACCAATGGTTCCTGAAGCAGAGTGGAATAAATTTAAATCCACTCCAGAATATATAAATTTAATGAATCAAATAGATGAAACTAATAGACAGAGCAATACAGGACCTGGGGACGAAGGAGATTCCAGGACCGAGCAACAATCCGAAGGTGATGCAATTCCTTCAACATCTGGACCCCAAGATTAAAGAGGAGTCTGCATCATGGTGTTCAGCAGCACTTAATTACTGGGCTAAGGAATGTAATCTTCCACTGTCTGGTTCTATAGCTGCTAGATCTTGGTTAAAAGTAGGAACTAAGACTCTCACACCTACAAGAGGTAATGATATAGTTATTCTTTGGAGAGAATCTCCCCAATCTTGGAAAGGACATGTAGGAATATACCTTCACCATAATAAGGAGGAAGTATGGATTCTAGGAGGTAATCAGTCAGATGAGGTGAATATATCCCGATTTCCAATATCGAGAGTATTGGAATTTAGAACTCTTTCCTAACACATGTATGATATACTAGATTCTTTCGATGTACATAGGGATTTCTTTGAAGCTAATCCCACTCTCAAGATTATATTTCCAGATATACCATCTACTACAATGTGGGCTATAGCGCTACTGCATCACCCACAATCTAAGTTTAGAAATATTAATTATCAGGAGAGGAAGAAAGTTATAGAGATGGATTACTTAACGCCACAAGATGCGTATGTAGATTTGGATTCGGAAGAGCTTATACCTGTAATTGAGAAATTCTCTAAGTTTGCTCTTACTAAGAAGCAACAGTTTTTAAATAACTGGGAAAGAAAGCTTGAGGAACGAGAGGAGTTTATAGGCAAAATTGAATATAATGCGAATACGTACGAACTTTTGGATAAGATGATGTCTCAGACACAAAAGCTTTGGCAACAGTATTTTCAATGTTTAAAAGACGTAAATGAAGAAGCATCTACTTACATCACTGGTGGAGCGATGGAATCTTTATTAGAGTCAGGAGAATTTTAATGAGTTACACAGGAAATAGTTTTGAGGTAGAGGATGCACCATTGGATCACTGCTTCAATTGTCAAACCACACATGTTAGATCTTATAAATCACTCCCCACTGCGAATGAAATATATCTAGTATTGTGTTTGGATGAAAAGAAATGCGGGGCTAAGTACCTCGTTGACAAAGAAAATAAACCGAACATAGTCACAAAATTATAAATTTATTTATGGCTAAGAATGTTACACTCTACCCACAGTCTACTGAAAAACTTCTTGCAGGAGTAAAGACTCTGGCTGATGCGGTAAGAGTTACACTAGGACCGAAAGGTCGTCATGTTATTGTTGAGAATGAATATCAGTACCCAGCTGTCACCAAAGATGGTGTCACTGTATCGAATTCTATTACGCTACCAGATCCTGTAGAGAATCTTGGAGCACAGATTATAAAGCAAGCAGCATCTACTACTGTATCTAAGGTAGGCGATGGTACTACAACTGCTACCATACTAGCTGCTGAGTTCCTTACAAGAGCTCATGAATTGATATCTAAGGGATATAATCCAGTGAATATCAAGAATTATCTTGATTCTAGAACTAAAATATCTTTAGAAGTACTTGAAAAACTATCTATGCCGGTAGAGGTTGATTCTGATAAGTTAGATCAAATCGCTACTATTTCTGCTAATAATGATGCTTTTCTAGGTGGAATTATTGCTGAAGCTATTAAGAAGACTGCAGATTCTGGTATCGTAATGGTAGAAGAATCTAAGTCGACTGATACGTATGTAGATATGATAGAAGGATGTAGAATAGATAAGGGGATGATATCTCCTTATTTTGTGAATAATCCTACTAAGATGTTAACTGAGTATTCAAACCCAGCTATTTTAATTACTGATAAGAAGATTAGATCTACTAATGATATTTCACATATCATGGAAGCATGTGGTAAAGCTGGAAGATCCTTGCTAATTATAGCGGATGAAGTAGAAGCACAAGCTATCTCTTTAATTGTTACTAATAGAGTTAGAATTAACTTCCCTGTTGTAGCTATTAAAGCTCCAGGATTTGGTGAGAGAAGAGCTGCATTACTAGAAGACTTAGCGGTTTTTACTAATGGTAAGTTTATTTCTGAGAATAAAGGAGATAAGTTATCTAAGGTCACTATGGATGATCTTGGATCATGTAACAAAATAATTGTTACTTTTAAAGATACCACTCTAATTGGACCACATGGAGACCCGCTTAAGATTGCTGAGAGAGCTGAACAGATTAGAGGAGAAGTTGCTACTTCCGATCATGATTTTATGGCTAAGTTAAATAAGCAAAGACTTGCTAATCTAGCTGGTGCTGTAGGAATTATATATGTTGGAGGTGAGACTGAAGCTGAAATGAGAGAAAGGAAATTTAGGATTGATGATGCACTCCAAGCTACACAAGCTGCTGTAAGAGGTGGTATTGTAATTGGAGGTGGTATGACATTCTTGGATATTGCTCTAAGTGATCCAACATCTGAATTAGATGAAATGTACAACTCATCTTTATTTTCTATATTCCGCCAGATCTGTGAAAACGCTGGAAAAAACTCTTTAGATATTTATAAAAGGATACAAGAAAGAAAAGAAGATGGTAGAACCGCTCATACAGGATACAATGCCCTTACAGATACAGTAGAGAACCTATTAGAGGCGGGAGTTATAGATCCAACTTTGGTGATATCATCAGCACTAACTGCAGCCTCATCAGTGGCGCAATTACTTATTACAACATCGGCGACAATAACGCCAGAAAAAACACAAGACACGCTCTCACCTATGGGTGATGACATGAGCTTGCTAGATCAATAATACAAACAATGATCATATCGCAATCGAATTTTATCGAAGAACATATACCAGAATACCATCCGGCAACAACATTATACAAAGATTATTGGCGAGAACAGATTCGTAGGAATATAGAAGGGTATTGGCAATCAGGATACTGGATGCCACCTAAGCTCTACTTCTATGCCAATTTTGCCACAATTAAAAAGAAGATTAACGATAATTCGAAAGTACAAAGCTTTGGAAGACCTCTGCTACGAGATATAGAATGGATAGTATTCCGTGATATAACTGTAGCCAGAGGTTTTTCTGGTTTTGAACTAGACGATACTTATTCGTGTAATGAGCTTCTACTAGAGGAATTACCTCTTGAGCAGTTGCCACCTTCGTGTATAAATTCACAAGGTCAGAGGAAGATTTACGAAGATCCTCTATATTATATATCTAAACAGCATGCATCCAATTTAGGCAAAGCTCTATATGAGAATGAAGCTTCTAACTACATTCTGATGGGAGCTAGAGGATTTGGTAAGTCGTATATGGTAGGTGGAGTAATAGCCCATGAGTTTCTATTTGACGGTATGATGGAATACATACCGGGGCAGAAACCAGATTCAGTAGATATTGTTGTAGGTGCAGGACACTCTAATTTCTCCACAGATCTTTTAACTAAAGCTAAGATTATGATGGATAGAGTACCTGGACAGCAAGAGATTCTAGGAACAATATATCCATCTCCACTATCTAAAAAGACAATGGGATCCCTAACCCCGTCATCCATTTTAAAAGCTCTCTATAAGAAGCGTATAGGATCTAGATGGCAAGATGCGGGATCATTATCTACTATTAAACACGTATCATATGCAGACAATCCATTTGCTGCACAGGGTGGTCGTAACTCTATAATGATATATGAAGAGGTAGGTATGCACTCTAATGTACTAGAATGCTTTGATGCTTCTGTAGAAAATATGCGTCTTAATGGACGTAAGTTTGGAACCGCTATCTTCTTAGGAACTGGTGGTGATATGGAAGGTGGAGGTACCATAGGTGCTAAAGAAATATTTTACAATCCTGGTAAGTATGACGCTCTAAGGTTTGAGGATACTTACGAGAAGAAAGGACATATAGGAAGATTTATACCAGCTACTTATAACTTAGGCTCTTTGTATAGAGATGATAATAATATCACAGATTTACAAAAAGCTGTAGAAGAATTACTTAGAAGAAGAAAAGCTAAGGAAAATAAGAAAGGATCGGAATCTGCTTTAACTAAAGAAATTGTAAACAATCCAATAAATCCATCTGAGATGTTTCTAGCGGAGAATGCAGCACTGTTACCAGCAGCTGAAGCAGCCAGACGTCTACAAGAATTGGAAGCAGATAGATCTTATAATCTTATAGAAAAAGTTGTGGAGTTATATTTTGACCCAGATGCTAGAGATACTAATAATGTAAACTACAAAATAGATTCTGCTGGAAAACTTAAACCAATAACACAATTTCCACATAAGGATAAAGATAGGGAAGGCGCTATTATTATATATGAGTTTCCAGCAATGGTAAATGGTAAAGTTCCTGAAGGAGCGTATGTAATAGGACATGACCCTTATAAAGATGATAATGAGAGAGGAGATTCACTAGCTTCTATATATGTAGTGAAATCTGCTAAGTATTTTAATGATATAGGTCATGATGAAATTGTAGCTGAGTATGTAGGAAGACCATATGATGGTATGAATAAAGTAAATGAAACCATATTAAAGCTTTCTTTATTTTATGGGGAAGCTAAGATATATTTTGAAAATGCAGTAGGAAATACTAAAGATTACTTCGAAAGAATTAAGAGATTAGATTTACTTGCCACTAAACCAACTGCATTGTTTACTACTACCGCATCATATGCACGTAGTCCTACAATAGAGTACGGTTACCCAATGTCAAATCAATTTATTAAACGAAAAGGTATATCATATCTTCGAGATTGGTTATTGCAAGAACGAGGGGACGGAAAACGTAATATAGATCTAATTAATTCGAGAGCACTTCTGCAGGAGATTGCTTACTTTACTTACGAAGGAAACTTTGACCGAGTAATGGGATTAATGGGTGCTATATTTGGATTAGCACAAATGACTAGAAACATGGAAGAATCTTTGCATATGCCTAAGAAGGATACTTCCCCAAATCTAGATTTTATATTTAATAATAAAAAACTATTTAGAAATGTTGCAACAAACTTCTTTTCCTCTACAGAGGATGTCGTTGTCCCAGAAACTCAAAAATGGACGTCAGTGGGGCAAAGACATTATAGATTATATAACTAAGTTTCACGCATTCGTTCCTTCAATGTCCACCTCATACGTAGAGATGGAAAGAAATTACAAACTGTTTAATAATATCATAAATCAAAAAGATTTTGAAGCAGAATGTAATCCACTAGGTATTGAAGTAGGACAAATGGAAGATGAGATTAAGCCGTATAATAAAATACCAAATAAAATACAAGTTCTACTTGGCGAGGAACTCAGACGCCCATTCGTCTACAAAGCTGTTTTAGTTTCTGAAGATGGTATCAAATCAAAGCTTAGACGTAAGAATGAAATGATAACACAATATGTTGAAGGCATTATGCAAATGGCTCAACTAGAAGCACAGCAAACTGTAGCCAAACAACAAGAGCAGAATGGTGAAATATCACCAGAACAAGCTCAACAAATGCAAGAACAAGCACAACAACAGATTCAACAAATTGTAGATACTATATTACCACCAGAACATATAGATAAATATTTACATACTACTTATCAAGAGTCCTCCGAGATCCTAGCGAATAAGCTACTCAATTATCTTGGATACGCTCTAGATCTAAAGTCTAAAAGAAATGATACATTTAAACACGGATTAATTTCGGATGTAGAAGCAGCATGGGTAGGTATTGAGAATGAGTCGCCACAAGTAAATGTGATTAATCCTCTAGCCCTATTCTATCATAAATCTACTGAAACTAAATTTATTCAGGATGGTTTGTACGCTGGATATAGAGTAAGGATGTCCACTCTAGATGTTCTAAATCTATTTGGAGATTATTTAACTAAAGAAGAAGTGGATGAGGTACAAAGAAATCCATCTTCTTTAACTAACTATTCTTCATGGGAATCAGAACCTGAGATGAAATATCACTTCTCTGATACACACTTACACCATCAAAATGCATACTTAACTACTCCAATAGATGGTACTTATGGTAGATCCTATACTCTAGATCATTTAATATCGCATGTAGAATGGCAGTCTGAATCTAAGATTGGATATTTTACATCACCTAATGAGTATGGGGATATGGAAACTGTTACTGTTACAGAAGATTTTCCAATCCCTCCATATGCTGAAATATCTAATGTTACAGATGAATGGGGTGCTAATAAGATGGTGTATACGTTTGATGACTGTACTCTTACATTTCAATGGGTCCCACAAACCTGGTCTGGTATTAGAATTGGAGGAGATAAATATGCTAAGATAGCACCAAAACCTTACCAAGTAAGATCATATGCAAATCCTAAAAGAGTTAAATTAGGATATCACGGTATAGTATATTCTAATATGAATGCTACTTCATGTTCTCTAGTTTCTAGGATGAAACCATTTCAGTATCTATATTTTATAGTAATGCACAAACTTAAGCATTTGATTGCTAGAGATAAAGGACCATTACTATCTATTGATACTACTCAAATACCTGGAAATGTAGACCACGATAAGATTATGTACTACATAGAGCAGATGGATCTTAACTTCTACAATCCTCTACAGAATGCTGAACAACCAGGATCTGCTCAAAGAGGTAAACCAGTAGAGGTATCATCCAGATCTAATATGCAGCACATTATGAATTATGTGCAACTACTAGATAATCTTGATGTGCAAATAGCGGATGTAGCTGGAGTAAACAAACAGAGAGAAGGACAGATTTCATCTAACGAGGCTGTTACTAACTCACAACAAAACCTACAACAATCAGCAACTATTACGGAATCTTATTTTTATCTACACTCAAAACTATGGGAAGATATTTATAACTCTCTATTGGAGACTGCTTCTTATGTATGGAAAGATAAAGAACAAGTATTTCAATGGGTGCTAGATGACTTATCTGCAGAATCACTAGTTATTAAACCAGGAGATTTATCTTTTGGACAAATGGGAGTATTTGTACTTGAGTCTTCTAAGCAACATGAGGCATTTGATTTTGCTAAACAACACATGCTTGAGTTGCTACAGAATGATAAAGCTAAGTTTTCTGACTTACTTAATTTATTCCAGACTTCATCTCTTGCAGAGTTCAAAAGAACTATCGAGAAATCAGAAAGAGAGATGCAACAAAGAGCAGAACAAGAACAGCAAATGCAGAAACAAATGCAAGACGAAGAGCTACAAACTCAAATTAAATTGTCTGAAATGGCACATGCACAAGCTATGGAGATTGAACAACTTAAAGCAGACACAGCTATCAGGAAAGCTGAAATTGATGTATTTAAATTTCAACAAGAATTGGATTCAAACTCCAATGGTGTACCAGATCCTTTAGAAATTGAGAAACTAAGACATCAAGTAAGACAAGCTGATGAGAAGCTAAAATTAGAAAAAGACAAGCTAAAACAGACTAAAGAAATAAAAGAAGAAGAATTAAAAATTAAAAAGATTCAGGCTAATAAAAGACCGTCAAAATCGTAATGTATATATAACCGAACTGGTTTTGTAGCTCACTATAGCCGTTTCATTTTAAGTATTAGTATAAATTAAATAACTTTGCACCACTTATGAGTATAGATTCATTAGAAGCGCTAATAGCAAATAGCGATAACAATTATTTCGTTGATGATGATTTTGTTCCACCTGGAATAGAACCAGATCCAAATCCCAATGAACCCGCAGAAACGGAAGATCCTGATCCAGGGTCAGAACCTGGAACAAACCCAGCTGTTCCACCGACTGATGAACCATTAGACGACCCTGACCCGGATCCGGCAAACCCTGATCCAGAGCCAGAGCCTAGCACAGACCCTAAGGAAACCCCAGAAGGTATAAAAGAATATTATGATTTCTTAGTAGAGAATAATATGCTTCAACCTGATGAAGGTTACACTTTTGATGGAACTGCTAAATCTTTATCTACGGCTTTAGAACAAACTAACGTTAATATGCAAAAGGCTGTTGCGATGAGTTTGTGGGAACAACTTCCAGAGGATTTTAAACCTTTACTACAATACGGACTTTCAGGAGGAACTAATGTAGATGAGTTTTTAAAGACATATAGAAATGGTCCTATAGATATCGCAGATGCTGATTTGGATGATCCTGATACACAAGACTATATCTTGCGGGAATATTACAAGCAGACAACGTCACATTCAGACGAAAAAATTGATAAGTTGATTACTCTGTTAAAGAACAAAGGAGATGTGGAATATACTTCCGAAGTATACGATGCTGCTCTAGAACTTAAAGATATACAGAAATCACAAAGAGAAGAATTAACAAGACAAGCCATTCTACAAAAGCAAGAGAATGAAGCTAAAGCTAAACAAGAGAAAGAAGAACTATTTAATATAATAGATGATCTTAATTTAGCTCCACAACGTAAAGGAATGATTAAATCATTCATTTATTCTTCACAAAATTCTCCATCTAGAATGGACTCAACAATACAATCTATCATAAATAATAAAGAGCACTTTGCACAACTAGCAGATCTCTTATTAGATTACGATCCTAAAACAGGATTTAAAATTGAAGATAGATTTACGAAAAAAGGAAAAACAACGGCCCTGAATGATTTAGAGAAAAGACTTAGTGATAAGTTTTCTGATTCAAAAACGAAAGTTACAGGTTCGAATTCCACGTCAGAAAAACCAAACTTTGACTGGAACGTTATCTTTTCACAACAATCCGAATAATTAATTATTTTATAAAAACGAAATTATATGGCAAATACCGCAGGAAGTTCGATGATCATCAAGCATTACGACGGATTTGGAGGTAATTTCATTGACTCTCAATATTTAGGAGCATCTTATGATGGTGTAGGTAAACCTCACGTATTCCAAGATACCCTAATGAGAATCTTCTCATCACAGAATAGATTTATCACTAATGGTGGTAAACTTCTGATTGGTATGACAGGTGCGAAAGGCCCTATCAATACCATGGAGATAGATACTGAAATCTACAGATGGTACCTACAAGGTGCTGATTATAGAACGGCGAGAGTAATTGAAAACCCTGAATCTTCTAATACAGTGCTTGGTATCAACAACACAGTATTCAGACTAAAATTAGATTTAGATTATTACGCAGAACCAGATGTTCTATTAGCAGAAAATAACAACTACGCTCTTGAAGTAATAGGAGATCCTATTCAAGAAGGAAATGGTTATGTTTATTCATTCCGTCTTCAAGGAGACGATATGTCACAATACCTTCCAAGCTACTTGGTAGATCCAGGAAGAGAGCTTTCTAAAGGATGGACTTCAGTTCAGTCTGAGTACAATGAGAAATTCGGTACTCAACAATACCCATCTTCAATGCAACTTGAACACCAAATTTCTTACTTTGCTGAGAAACAAACTGTTACAGACAAAGCTTGGAGAAATCAAGGTAGACTCGGAGTAAAATTCCTTTACAAAGATCCTATGTCTGGCGCAGACAAATCAGTTGAAAAATTCCTTCCATACGCTGAAGCAGTAATGCAAGATCAGTTCCACATGGACATGGAAGTTCAAATGATGTTTGGTAAGAAACAAACTAGAGCTGGACATAAAGGTTACTGGAAGAAAACTGGTAACGGTGTAAGAGAGCAACTAAAAGATAGCTGGATAGATATCTATTCATCTGCTTTAACTGTTACTCGTCTTAAAGATTACCTATTAAACATCTTCTTTGCAAGAGTAAATGAAGGAGATCGTAAAATGGTGGCTATGACTGGAACTTATGGTTCACTTCAATTCCACAACATGCTTGCTTCTGTAGCTAGCTCATTCTTGACTGTAGACACTATGTTTACTCAAATGCTATCTAAAGATCCTAGACACTTATCATTTGGTGCTCAGTTCACTCACTACCAAGGTCCTGAAGGAATCGAGGTGACTTTAGTGAAGAACCCAATGTACGATAATCGTCAGTATTGTAAGCAAACACACCCTCAATATGCAAACATCCCTGTAGATTCATTCCGTTATACATTCCTTGATTTTGGAGGAGCTGGTACATCTGAAAAAGGTGGAGCTATCAACAATATTATGATGTTGAAAGAAAAAGATTCTTACGCATGGGGTTATGTTCATGGTACACACACTCCAACAGGTCCTGTTAAAGGTGGAGTAGCTGGTGGTCTTATCGCTGGTTATGATATCTTTATGCAAGGTTCTGCAGGTGTATGGATCAAAGACGTTACACGTTGTGGTGAGCTCGTCCTGGACTTTCAAAGCTAAATTAATCAATAATTATGAAAATTTCTAAAAACTTTGTATCTTCTAATAAATTTGAAATTCTTGAAAAAGAATGGAAAGATGTACAAATAAATAATTTTACAATTATATCTATACCTGGATTTATAAGTCGTGCTGATAACGATTCTTCAGCAACTCCTGCAGTACATATAAAGTGTACTTGTGGAAAAGAGCTTATAACAAGTTTTTATAGAGTAAAAAATGGTAAAACAATTTCTTGTGGCTGTCACAATTCAAACTATAAAGAAGGAGATAAAGCAAATGCTTATGATTTAATGAATAGATATAGGTATTCTGCAAAGAAAAGAAATTTTTCATTTGATTTAGAATTTAATGATTTCTATAATATTATAAAACAAAATTGTCATTACTGTAACGTAGAGCCTAAACAATCTAGAATTGTTAAAGGTTGCAAAGAGACGGTAATTTACAATGGTATAGATAGAGTAGATTCTAAAGAAGGTTATAAGATATCTAATTGTGTAGCTTGTTGTTTTACATGCAACAGAGCCAAATCAGATATGTCTTATGATCAATTTATTGAGTATTTAAATAGAGTGTCTATTTATTCGCCTCAACTAAAAAATCGGGATGTAACGGTGAAGCCTAAAGACTTAATTGGATATGGTAATACCGTGAGTACTACAGACGAAGTAGTATTTGTAGAGCATAGTAACTGCGCGTTAAATCGAAGCAATAACGTTACCACGAGCTCCCGAAACAGCTATTGCTGTTAAAATATATGCCGAACTTATAAGAAATTATAAGAAGTAGAAGATAAAAAACTTTTACGATAACAAAATGGAGTTAATCTACGATTCTCAATCTTAAGAAATTCGTTAGTGGTGAGTTATTTATAACTCAAAATTCTATAGCTCAAATACCCTTTCCTATCTCGAGCTTGAAAAAGGACTGTGGGACGTTATACTAAGTAACGTTAAATAAAGGAATACTAGGCGCAAAAAATAATAATATGTTAGTATATGTAATGTCGATCCCTAGACCGACAGCAACAAATGTAAGTGAGCTTGTTAACGGCAGCTCAGGTAAAAAATTGAACAAAACTAAAATGGGATCTTGTACAGATAGAATCTCAGCATTGTATTCTCCTAAAGTTGGAGGACTTGCTAATGGACTATCTTACAAACCATGGATAGAAGATGGTACTCAAAAAATAGATGAACTCACTAAAAAACCCCTTACTCTACAAGATAAGATGGAAAGAAAGTGGGGACTAGAGCCAGGCTTTCTAACCAATAAAGCCTGGATGAATGGCGACTCTTTAGATGAAGAGAAAATGACCTACTATCAAAAGAAATATTGGTCTTTGAATGACGGTTCTACAGTGTTTGATACATCTAATATGGATGAAGAATTAGGTTACTATATGTTGCTAGATTCAAAACTAGTAGCAAATTCTGAGAAAGAATGGAGAGATCATAAATGGCCAGACGCTAAATTCTACATCTCACTGGAGAATGAAGAAGATGAATTAAAAGCATCTAAAGCGAGATCTAAAGCAGCAGCTAAGGCTCTAATTGTAAATCCAGATTTCTCACTTAATATGCAACAAAAATTTGTACATATCTTAGGATTAGCACAAACAACTGTATCTCTAACTCCAGATGCTATATTCAATGTTCTAGATAACTACATAGATTCTACAACATTTACACCTGGATCAAACATTGAGAAATTTAATGAGCTTGCTGAGAATCTTAAAACTCCACATGGACGTGAAAGAATTGAAGCTAGACATCTTCTAAAAAGAGCATTAGACTCTAGGATAATATTCGAAAAACAAGGTGGTTATTTCTGGCCAAGACCAGAAGGTCAAATCACACTTGGAGAAAATTACTCCGAAGCTATTGAATATCTACTAGATCCTAAAAAAGAGGTAATGGTAGAAGACATGCATGCGGAACTAAAATTAAAAGGGTTTTAACTTAATACAATAAAATGACAGTAGAAGAATTACATTTTCAATTTATTTTAGCTAAGGATAGCGTAGATGCGTTGTCGCATCATACATTCAATCGTGCACAGATTGATTGGCTTCTTAACGATGCCCAGTTGCGAGTCATTAGGGCAAAGACTTCTGGTGAGAACGAAAAGCTTCTGGGTTACGAAATGACTCAAAAGTTGGCCGACGAATTCTCTACTCTGCATATTAAGTATCCATTACAACCCGCAGTACAACTTGTTGATCATGGTGGGGTCTATGAACTAGATCTCACCAAGCTCAAGTTTAAGTATTTAAGACTAATGAATGGAGAAGTGGAGGTCACTATTGATCCCGACTGTAAAAAGTACGTACCTTTAAAGTTCACGCAATCAGATGATATCAAAATTGCATTTAGGGATCCATTTAATTCTCCATCAACAGAGTTTATCCCATATAATATTGGGAGAAGTGCTGATGGTTCCGCATCGTCTTCTTTATACATATACCCAGGAACTTATACCGCTACTAACGCAAAAATAGAATACTTAAAGTATCCTTCCAAAATATCCTTCGGTGACTACAAATATATAGATGGGGTAATATATCCTAAATCTACATCTGAGTTACCAGAAGAGATGCATCATAAGATAGTTGACAAAGCAGTTGAATTAGCATCCGTGTACATCATGGATCCAAATACCACAGCCTTCCATCAACTAGCTTATTCATTCGATTCTTAATCAAATAAAATTTAAATTATAAAATTATGTTTTCAAGACAAGGTAATAAAAGAGCTGTCGAAACATTTCTAGTATCTAAAGCTTCTGTTGCTTTATTCAACACTGGTTCACCAGATACTAATATCACAGACCTTACAGGTGGTACTGTTCCTAAAGGAACTACTCTTCTTGCTGATGGACAACTTGGTATTTTCAACGCTTCAGGTTATGGAACTGAGACAATCAATACTTCAATTGATGCTACTCCATCTAAAGCAGAAAATCCAATAGTTTATATAGCAGCTGGTCTTCCTAAAGACGCTACAACTAATACAGGCGTAAACATGCCTTATCCTCTATGGAAAAGACCATTTGAGAGAAGTGGAGATATTAATAGCGACAATTGGATTTCAGCTACTTATCAAGCATACACAGCTCCAGCATATTCTGCATGGACAGTAGGAGCCCCTATCGCAGGTGCTGGCGCAGTTAATATTTTAGACGAACAAGAATACAGCATTCAAATTGCTGAGTTCGGTTATGCTAACGACATTTTCTATTCATCTTCTGCAACTAACGTTATAGCTGGAAGTTATGTAACTCCTAACTATACTGCACTAGGTACAACTAATCCAGTAGATCATCTTCTACAAAACCTAGCTTATGAATTCAACAGAAATTCAAGACATCTAGGTATCTACAATAACAACGTATTTCATGGTAACTCTAATGTAGTTGCATTTGGTATTGGTACTTCAGCAGCAGCTGGTTCACAAATATCTGCTTTAACAGTAGGTAATGTGTACACTATTGTAGCTAATGTGAATGTAGGAGGTCAAATAGTAATGACTCAAGCTATCAAAGATGCTCTAATTGCAGGTAGAATTGCTGGAGGATTTGCTGGTACAGCTGAATTAATTCCTATTGATTTATCTACTGCTGGTACAGCTGCTCTTAACGCAGGTGTAGAAGCTATCGTGTTTGTTTCTTTGGATAGAAATCCTGCATACATTGATAGAATTCCTTTCCTAAAATCTACTATCAGAGCAGGTTTGACTAGAGGTTTTGACTATGCTACAGTTAACTCTGTAAAAGCTCAAGACGTTCACGAAGGACAAGGAACTGTTAGATTGCTAGAAGATCAATACAGAAAAACTCATTCACAAAGATTGTACAATCTTAATCATACTGAATTTCCTATCATAGAATTCCCTACACCTTTTGTAGCTGGAACTAACTATGATCAGTTTGTTATTCATCATGTTGATACTAATCAAATAGATACTACTAATCTTTCTGAATCACCTCTTAAAACTATCGTTGCAATCCCTAACGGAGATGCAGTAGTTGGTACATTCACAACTTTATTTAACGCTTGGTTAACTGCAGTTGGTAAAACTAACATTGAGGTAGTTTAAAACTCATGCTAAATGGTCGCCCGTGAATAAGCCTATTGCGCAATTGACTAGTTGTTTATTGGTTTTCTCGAGTGCATTCTGGGGTAGGTCCGTCTACCCCAGCTTTTAGCATACTTAATTACAAAGAAATATAAAAACATAATACAAAAATAATGAGCTCTTATTACAATCAAGGTGTTCAAGTTATTATCGGCAACGGTCAAAACTTTCCAGGAACCCCACGGATCTCACTAATCCCTTTCATCCAGAATGCGTATGATAAGGGACTTTTAAATTTTACGGTATTACCTCCCGGATCCATTTCTCTAGCAGAGATTGAAAACATCTCTACTTCTAAGATATTGGGAAGGTCTACCGCAGGCTCTGGAGTAATAGAGCAAATCAGTATTGGAACAGGTTTATCTTTATCAGGCGGTACTTTATCTTCAACTGTAACTGCTACTCCTGGTGGTTCAGATACCCAAATACAATACAATAATGCAGGAGTATTTGGTGGTAGTTCTCAGTTAATATTTAACGGGGGAGCAACTAATACCTTAGATATTACTGGTAGTGGTGCAACATCGTCAACTAACTCCTTAAATGTTAAAGACAGTAATGGATATTCTTTATTTAGGGTAAGAAATGATAAAAGAGTATATGTTGGAAGTGGTACTACAGGAACTAATGCTCTAATTGTAGGAGGTGCTGGCGGTAATATAAATCATGTTATAGGATTTTCTGTTAATAATGTAGAATATATACAAGCTGGAATAGGCTATGAGCCTGGATCAGGCTTATTTAAATTAGGTATACCTCCTGGTGGTATATTGGCACTTTCTTCAGTTAGCAATAGCCCAACAATAACAAATACCTTTGGTTCTCCATTTTTGAACATAACTGAGTCCTATATACTTAGTGAGCAAAATCAACAAGAAAATTCTTCTTTACTACATTTAAGAGGAAATGTATTTGGAGGAGGAACAACTACTTCCACTAAACCAACTATCGGAATTTTTAATAGCAGTGTTGAAGACAATAATTGGAATACAGATGGCACTTTAATTGGGATAAATATTCCATCAAGTTATTTAGGATGCTTATTAGATTATCAAAAAGACTCTATAAATGTTTTTAGAGTAAATAATCAAGGTAATATAGGAATACAAACAGACGATACAAGCTATACAATAACATTTTCATCAGATAGTAATAGATATATTAAAGTACTAACTGATGCCACAATAGCAAAAAATCTTACTATAGAATCAGGTTCTGTAATTCCTAGTGGTGGAGGTTCTGAACCTTTTGTTCAAATACAATCAGGAACATTTACAACTAAGTTGCAAGGTATGTGTACAACAGTTAGTAATATTGTATACTTTGCAGGAGATAATGAAATAAGCATACAAGATTCTCCAAATTCAGATACTTTTACAACTACAAGTATAGGAGGAAGTATATCTGGTTGGAAAGCTATTACAGAAAGCGCTTCTGGGCATATATACCTTACAGGAGAAGGTAGTGATATATTTAGACAAGATTATGGCGTAGGTAGTTTTGTTAGTATAGGAAATAATGGGTTATGGACAGCTATGACTGCTACTTCTAATGGTGATGTTTATGTTGGAAACTCTTCTGGAGAAATTTATATTCAAACAGGGGAAACTGGGAGCTTTGTACTATTTTCTCAACCAGTTTCCGTAGAGATAAAAGGAATGACAACCAATAAAAATAATGATAATGTATATGTTATCTATAAAACAGGAGAAGTGTACCGCAGAACAGGAGGTATCGGAGCTTTTACTATTGTGGATACTATAAGTATTGGAAATTTAGCGGGTATTGCAGCATCTCCCCAAAATGATATTTACGTAACATCTGTTAATAATTCTGATATATATAAACAAACAAATGAAACTGGTATTTTTGCAGGAATAGGGGAATCTATTAATAAACGAAATGCAATAGCAATTAATAATTTAGGTACTATATATTATGTTGATAGAAATTCTAATCTTTGGAGACAATTTAATGCTTCTAATAGTGACCTTGATGGTGGGGAATTAATTCTGTCTTCTGGAACAGGTACTGGAAATGGTGAAAGTTCTATTACTTTTAAAACAGGTACTCCTGAAAGTATTGGTACTGATACACAAGACTTATCTGTAAAGATGACTATAACAGGTTCTGGAAATGTTGGTATTGGGACATCAACACCGCTAGTTGATGCTTTATTAGAACTTAATAGTAATGCTAAGGGATTTCTACCACCAAGACTATTACAATCAGAAATAAGTTCTTTTTCAGAAAATCCAGTTAATGAAGGAATGCTTGTATATAATAAGGATACCCTAGGTTATAACATGTGGGATAGTACAAAGTGGAATCATTTAGATACTTCAAGAAGAAAGAAACAAGAAATTCTAGTTAGTTCAGATACTACAGATACTCCAATAGACTTTAGTTATTATTGGTACATGTATAATGGAGATGATGCTGGAGGAGATTCCACAGTTATTTATACTTTACCTGAAGGAAATAACAATATAGAGGGTATGACTTTAAAAATAAGTAATCATACTACCAATGGTGATGTGTTAAGGGTACAAACATTTGGTAGTGATACTATTGTAATGGATTTAGATTTTGCACATGCCTCATCATCATCTTGGGATATAGTAATCGGAAAAACTTATTATTTTACATGGCATGCAACTTACTGGATAATATATAATGTATAAAATATTAATATTACTTAATAACTAAACATATATCAGAAAATGGAAAACACTTTTTTAGATTTACATACCGAAACAGCTAATAAGCTTGTAGAACTTAATTCTAATATCTCGATCAATATCGATGCTGTATAGAATATTAATTATTTTTTTATTTTCCTCATCTCTTTTTGCACAGCCTAAGTTAGAATTAAATAAGATACTAATAGGTTCTGCAATAGGATTTATGGGAGGAGTAGCATCTGGATATCATGAAGTAACATTACATCATTATCCACAATTTAAAAGAATACATCCATTCGCTAATGATAATTACTTCTATCCAGCTATATCTTGGACACAGAAATATAAAAATGGAGACCCCTTACAAGGAGAAGCTTTCTTTTTATCAACTACTGTATTAGTCCCATTTACTGATTTTTATCATTTCACTAATATGATGGACAGAACAAGCTTCTTATGTGCCACAATGTATGTGACAATAGGAGAAAAGAAACCCTGGTGGCATTACGCTATTAATGTAGCATCCACCTTAGTTGCAAGAAGAATAGGCTTCGGAATAGTCTATGATTATATTTACAAATAACATTTAATAAGAAATAAAATGATCAAAGAAACAACAACTAAATTTATTATGTCTGAAACATTTTTTAATGAGAATGTAACAGAAGTAGATATCAACAATACTAAAAATATTATATTTACTGATAAAGAAGTGGAAGTAGTATCAGACGAAGATTTCGAATATTAAACAAAACATTAAACAATGAACAAAATGGTTAAACAAGAAGTACCTGTTCTTCCTCAAGAAACACCAACAGGAGCTGTATTATCTAAAATCTTATTAACTACTGCAGTAATGGCAGTACTTAATACCCTATGCGGACTAGGTATATTCTGTGTACCAGAAGATTTTCAAGTTAGATTTGGAGATACTATAACACATCTAGATCTTAAAACAATACTTAACTTTGTAGCATATTGCGCAATTTTTGTATTCCGTATTAATTTCTTAAACT